ACCTGCTGGAGAAACCGGTAGGCGAGGTCAAGCGTATGCTCGGCCTGAACGAGCGGGTTTCTTCGGTCGACGTCTCGCTGGGTCCGGATTCGGATAAAACCCTGCTGGACACCCTGACCGACGACCGCCCGACCGATCCATGTGAACTGTTGCAGGACGACGACCTGTCACAGAGCATCGATCAGTGGCTCTCGGAGCTGACCGACAAGCAACGCGAGGTGGTCGTACGCCGCTTCGGCTTGCGAGGTCACGAGAGCAGCACGCTTGAAGACGTAGGCCTGGAAATCGGCCTGACCCGGGAGCGGGTCAGGCAGATTCAGGTTGAAGGTCTCAAGCGTCTTCGGGAGATTCTCGAGAAAAACGGCCTGTCGAGTGAGTCGCTGTTCCAATAAGCAATTCGCTCAACCGGCAACAAAAAGCCCCGACGGGTTTGACTGGTTCGGGGCTTTTTGCTGTCTGGGATATGAGAGGTGCATTGTTTTTGGCGCCGCCTCAGGTTTGTAGTCTTGTGGTGTAAGTCTTTGCTTACTCTTTCGTAAGTGTTCACTATTTTTACACCCTGGCAGTTGTCTATTCAACGTGTGCCAACGGTTTATCTAATTGATTTATATGCTTATTTTTTTAGGTTAACGATATATTACAGGTGGTTTCAGCCATAAAGGCCGATTGCGCTTGGTGGGGAATTCTCTAGTATTTGAACTGTGTCGACGGATAGACACGCCCTTCAAGGATGAGGGGAATGGACATCGCAGGAAGCGATTCATCAGGACGATGAAAAGGAATACAGGGAATAGGGAAAAATGCGGGCGGGTCAAACCGCCCCTTTTTTTGCCTGCAGAAAAGCAAAAAGGCCCGCAAGGGGCCTTTTCGAGAACGCGCGGTAATCAGCGTTCGAGGTGTTCGATCTTGCCTGGCTTGCCATCCCATTCAGCGGAATCGGGCAATGGATCTTTCCGCTCGGTGATGTTCGGCCATACTTCGGCCAACTCCATGTTCAGCTGAATGAAGTTTTCCATGCCGGCGGGCACTTCATCTTCAGAGAAGATGGCCACGGCAGGACATTCTGGTTCGCACAGTGCGCAGTCGATGCACTCATCCGGGTGAATCACCAGGAAGTTCGGGCCTTCGTAAAAGCAGTCCACCGGACAGACTTCTACGCAGTCGGTGTACTTGCACTTGATGCAGTTGTCGGTGACGACGAAGGTCATTTCTACTTTTCTCCTCAGGCGGCGGCAGCGGAGCCCCTTCAGGACGGGGTCGCCAGGTTCGGGAGCGATAGTCTGCAGGCCAGGCTATTAGCCTGCAGCATCCCAAACCGCGCGAGATTCTAACAGCTTGCAGGCAAGTGCGTTAGATCCGTGTCTTTAATGTATAGAGCATTTCCAAAGCCCTGCGTGGCGTCAGGTCATCCAGGTCGAGCTTGGCCAGTTCATCCAGCACGGGATGCGGCAGGCTGGCGAACATGTCGCTCTGCTGCGGCGCGGCCGGTTTGCCCTTGGTCGGCTTTGGCACTTCATGAGGCAAGGCGGTGGCTTCCAGTCGGCCCAGGTGCTCACGGGCGCGCACGATCACTTCAGTGGGCACGCCGGCCAGCTGCGCAACCGCCAAGCCGTAGCTCTGGCTGGCAGGCCCCGGCAGCACGTGGTGCAGGAACACGATGCGCTCGTTGTGCTCGGTGGCGTTGAGGTGGACGTTGGCCACCAGCGGCTGGGCTTCCGGCAGTACCGTCAGCTCAAAGTAGTGGGTGGCGAACAGCGTGTAGGCGCGCAGCGCCGCCAGGCGTTCGGCCGCCGCCCACGCCAGGGACAGGCCGTCGAAGGTGCTGGTGCCGCGTCCGACTTCGTCCATCAGTACCAGGCTGCGCTCGGTGGCGTTGTGCAGAATATTCGCGGTCTCGCTCATTTCAACCATGAAGGTCGAGCGCCCGCCCGCCAGGTCATCGCTGGAACCGATCCGGGTAAAGATCCGGTCCACCAGCGACAGTTCGCAGCTGGCCGCCGGCACGAAGCTACCAATGTGTGCCAGCAACACGATCAACGCAGTCTGACGCATGTAGGTGGATTTACCGCCCATGTTCGGACCGGTGATCACCAGCATGCGCGTATTGTCGTCGAGGTTCAGGTCGTTGGCCACGAACGGCGTGGTCAGCACTTGCTCGACCACCGGGTGACGACCCTGGGTGATGCGCATGCACGGCTCGTCGACGAAGCGCGGGCAGTTCAGGTCGAGGTTCAGCGCGCGCTCGGCGAGGTTGCTCAGCACGTCCAGTTCGGCCAGTGCGGCGGCGGTGTCCTGTAACGGTGGCAACTGCGCGATCAGGTCTTCGAGCAGCGCTTCGTAAAGCATCTTCTCGCGGGCCAGGGCGCGGCTCTTCGCCGACAGCGCCTTGTCTTCGAACGCTTTGAGTTCCGGCGTAATGAAGCGCTCGGCACCTTTGAGGGTCTGACGGCGGATGTAATCGACGGGTGCCGATTCGGCCTGCTTGCTCGGCAACTCGATGAAGTAACCGTGAATGCGGTTGTAGCCGACCTTCAGGTGCGACAGGCCGGTGCGGGCCTTCTCGCGCGCTTCGAGGTCGATCAGGAACTGGCCGGCGTTTTCGCTGAGCGATTGCAGGTCGTCGAGTTCGCTGTCGTAACCGGTTTTCAATACGCCGCCGTCACGGATGACCGCGGGCGGGTTGTCGATGATGGCTTTTTCCAGCAACGCCGCCAGTTCCGGGTAGGTGCTGGTGGTGTTCGCCAATTGAATGATGTGCGGCGCTTCCAGCTCGGTCATCGCGACTTGCAGTTCTGGCAGCGCGCCGAGGGCGTCGCGCAGGCGAGCGAGGTCACGAGGACGGGCATTGCGCAAGCCGATCCGCGCCAGAATCCGCTCGATGTCACCGATTTCCTTGAGCTGCGGTTGCAGCTTTTCGAAGCGGTAGCCGTCGAGCAGGCAGGTGATCGAGGTCTGGCGTGCCAGCAATACCGTCAGATCGCGCAGTGGGCGATTCAGCCAACGGGTCAGCAGGCGGCTGCCCATGGCGGTCTGGCAACGGTCGACCACCGATTGCAGGGTGTTGTCGCGACCGCCGGCCAGGTTGGTGTCCAGTTCCAGGTTGCGACGGCTCGCGCCGTCCAGCACCACGGTGTCGTCCAGGCGTTCATGCCGCAGGCTGCGCAAGTGCGGCAGGGCGGTGCGCTGGGTTTCTTTGGCGTAGCTCAGCAGGCAACCCGCGGCGCCGATGGCCAGGGTCAGATTCTCGCAGCCGAAACCTTTCAGGTCCTGGGTCGAGAATTGCTGGCAGAGACTTTTCAGCGCCGAGTCGCGTTCGAAATCCCACGGCGCACGGCGACGAACCCCACGACGCTTCTCCGCCGGCAAATCCTTCGGCCAGTCGTCCGGGATCATCAACTCCACCGGATTGACCCGCTCCAGTTCCGCCAGCAGGTTTTCCCAACCCTTGATTTCCAGCACGGTGAAGTTGCCGCTGGTGATGTCCAGCACGGCCAGGCCGAACAGGCGCTCGTCACCCAGCACCGCCGCGATCAGGTTATCCCGACGCTCATCCAGCAAGGCTTCATCACTGACCGTACCCGGCGTGATGATCCGCACCACCTGACGATCTACCGGCCCTTTACTGGTTGCCGGGTCGCCGACCTGCTCGCAGATCACCACCGACTCGCCGAGCTTCACCAGTTTCGCCAGGTAACCTTCCGCGGCGTGGTAAGGAATCCCACACATCGGAATCGCCTGACCGGCCGACTGCCCACGGGCAGTCAGGGTGATGTCCAGCAACTTGGCGGCTTTCTTCGCGTCTTCATAGAAGATTTCGTAGAAGTCACCCATGCGATAGAACATCAGCTGGTCAGGGTGCTGGTTCTTCAGGCGCCAGTACTGTTGCATCATCGGCGTGTGAGAGGACAGATCGGAGAGTGCTTTATTCATCGGATATCAGGCAAATTCGTTGAAAGGTGTAGGGCAAAGGAGGGACGTTGGCCCGGCTTTTCCGCGATGGGCGCAAGGTTAACATGGCCGGTCCACCCGACGCAGGCATGAAAGCCGCGCGAGACGTTTCTGCTGTTTATGCACGTGTTATGCAAAACAGCATTTGTCATGGATAAAAAGATCAAGCATTATGCGCGTTATGCAAAAACGCAATGTTTCTACTGTCTTAAGAGCGCTGCTCGATCAGCACGGGATCTCCCCCACGGAGCTTCACCGTCGCACCGGCGTGCCTCAATCCACACTCTCGCGCATTCTCAGCGGCAAGATCGTCGATCCCTCGGACAAGCACATCTCGAAGATTGCCGAGTACTTCGCCGTGAGCACCGACCAGTTGCGAGGCCGCGCGGATGTCGCGACCGCCGCCAATACCGGGCGCGACGCCGTGCATTCGGAACTCAAGGATATAAGCCTGTGGGATGACGATACGCCTGTCGATGACGACGAGGTCTCGGTCCCCTTTCTGCGCGAGGTTGAATTGGCTGCGGGATCAGGAAGGTTCGTCATCGAAGAGAGCGAGCGCTCTAGCCTGCGCTTTGGCAAACGTAGCTTGCGCCACAACGGTGTGCAGTTCGACCAGGCCAAATGCGTGACGGTGCGCGGCAACAGCATGTTGCCGGTGCTGCGCGACGGCGCCACGGTGGGAGTTAACGCCGGCAAATGCGGGATCGGCGATATCGTTGACGGTGACCTTTATGCCATCAACCACAACGGCCAGTTGCGGGTGAAGCAGCTGTATCGTCTGCCTACCGGGATTCGCCTGCGAAGCTTCAATCGCGATGAACATCCGGACGAGGACTACACCTTCCAGGAAATCCAGGAAGAGCAGATCGTCATCCTCGGTCACGTCTTTTGGTGGGGCATGTACGCCCGTTAACCTCACCGCTGTCAGATAAAACCCGCCACCCGGTGGGTTTTTTTTCGCCTGTGGAAAACCGCCAACACCGTTGTTTACGGGGCTTTCATGCGTCAGTGCATTACCGATGCATAAATAAATGCATTTGTGCATTGACTGTATATGCATCCATGCATATTCTTTGTCTCAAGCCGCTCGACAAAGCAGCTCGAAACGAAGCTCTTCAGTTCCACAGACAAAGGCAGCGATGAACCGGCCTCAACGGTTCAGAGGGTTGGCAACTGACCCGGGTGTGCAGCGTAAAGCACCAGAAGCAGTTATCCGGCGGGCAGGGACCGCGGTCGGAAAAACAATGTGAATCGATCCGTACCGCGCCAGTAGCGCCGAAAGATCAACGCGAAGGACCGCATTACTGAAAAGCCCGGCAAGCGCCGGGCTTTTTGGAATGCCTACCTGATGCAGGCAGATATCGAAATATATAAGGACATGACTATGAAAAAGTACGCACGTGTTGTCAGCGGCAAGGTCGACAACATCTTCGAAACGAACAACCCGATCACCGAAGAGTTCCCATCCGATCAAGTTTGGGTAGATGTCAGCGCATTGCCCAAGATCGACTATTCCTGGAACGCGGTTAATACCGACGGCGCCTGGACTTTCAGCGACAGCGATCCGTGGGGGCAGCCCTCCTGGTTGTCCATCCAACTGCGAAGCGAAAGAGCGCCACGGCTCGACAGGGCCACCGCCACCCTGGCTTCCACCGCGTTGCCGTACAAGGTTGAACTGGGGCTCGCAACGCCAGCAGATGAAGCCGGTTTGCTGGCGTACAAACAGTTCTTCATCGATATGAGCAACGTTAACAAACAACCCGGCTACCCACTGACAGTCACCTGGCCTGAACTTCCATAAACACGCCTTGATTGCAAAATCACCCAGGAGGGCGAGACATGACAAACGAGCAACTGGTGTTGCTGGACATGCCGATCTGGCTAGTCATCGTCCTCGCCCTGGTGGGTGGGGTGTCCGGTGAAATGTGGCGCGCCGACAAGGAGGGCGCGCGCGGCTGGTCACTGCTGCGGCGCCTGGCCTTGCGTTCGGGGGCCTGCATGGTCTGCGGGGTCTCGGCCATCATGCTGTTGTACGCCGCCGGCATGTCGATCTGGGCGGCTGGCGCATTCGGGTGCCTCACGGCGATGGCCGGGGCCGACGTTGCCATTGACCTTTATGAGCGCTGGGCAGCCAAGCGAATTGGCGTTTGCGAAGTGCCGCCACGAGATAACCGTCAGGATCACTGAAACCAAAAGCCCAATGGAGTGGCGAACTGTGGTGCCGACCGGCATCCGACCCGCAAGGACGCGGGTTTCCAAGGCCAGCATTTCACTCAAACCCGCACCCGGCGGGTTTTTTATTGCCCGGTGAACACTATGAAGATCACCCCACTGATCACTCAACTGCGTGATCAATGCCCAACGCTCGCCAATCGAGTGGTCGCGGGGATCGACCTGGCTTCTCTGCAAGCCAATACCCCGCTGCAAACGCCTTGCGCCTATGTAGTGCCGATCACCGATCTCGCCAGTGCCAACACGGCGCAAAACGTGACGCAACAGACCATTCGCGACCGCTTCGAAGTGACCCTGGTGCTCGACACCACTGATGCAACACAGGCGCTGGATCTGTTGCACGACCTGCGGGCCGAAGTGTGGTTGGCCGTGGTGGGTTTCAAACTTGCTGTGCACTACAGCGGCATCACCTATGACGGCGGCGAACTGGTTTCCATCAACAGCAGCCGCGTGCTGTATCGCCTGCGCTTTTTTGCCGAGTTCCAGCTTGGCCGCAATCTGCCTGGTCAGCCTGCGGAGAGTTGGCACGAACGTGAACTGGACGCTTTGTCGTCCTTTACCGGGGTGACTGTGAGGGTCGATGCAATCGATCCCGCGGACCCTAATCTGCAACGCCCGGGCCCCGACGGGCGCCTGGAACTGACTTTCTCTGGAGACGTAACCCCATGAGCAACCGCATCACCGTGCTGCCAGCCCCGGGCCGAGTCGTGCCGGACCCGGAAGCGGGCGATCTGCTGCCCCTCGAGGGCCGTGAAGTACCGGACAACGCCTGGTGGCGTCGACGTCTGGACGATGGCGATATCACTACCAAAACCGTGAAAACGGCAAAAACTCAGGGAGCCAAATAATGGCGATCGGATTCAGCAACATTCCCGCGGACATCCGTGTTCCGCTGTTCTATGCCGAAATGGATAATTCAGCGGCCAATAGCGCCTCATCGGCCATGCGCCGTCTGATAGTCGCTCAGGTCAACGACAATATTGCACCGGCGGATGTCGGCAAGCTGGTCCTGGTGTCCAGCGCTTCGCTGGCCAAGAGCATCGGTGGCCAAGGCTCAATGCTCGCCTCGATGTACGAAACCTGGCGCAAGACCGACCCGATCGGCGAGATCTGGTGCCTGCCGCTACAGAACACTGATGGCAGCATCGCCAAGGGTGAACTGACCCTGACCGGCACGGCGACTCAAAGTGGTGTGCTTAACCTGTACGTCGGCGGCGTTCGCGTTCAGGCGGCCATTGTCAATGGCGCCACCGCCACTCAAGCGGCCACCTCGCTGGCGCTGAAAATCAACGCCACAGCCGATCTCCCGGTGACTGCCGCTGCTGTCGGAGGCGTCGTGACGCTGAGCGCCAAATGGACCGGCGACAGTGGTAATGACATCAGTCTGCAATTCAACCGCCTCGGCAAGAGCAATGGCGAAGAAACGCCCGTTGGCCTGATCCCGGCGATCACCGCCATGAGCGGCGGTGCCGGTGTGCCGGATCAGGTCGCCGCCGTGGCTGCGCTGGGCGACGAACCGTTCGAGTTCATCTGCCTGCCATGGTCGGATCTGTCGACGCTCAACACCTGGCAAGCCGTCATGGATGACAGCACTGGCCGTTGGTCTTGGGCCAAGCAACTGTTCGGCCACGTCTACAGTGCCAAGCGCGGCACCATCGGCACTCTGGTGGCTGCCGGCCAGGCCCGCAACGATCAGCATATGACCATCCAGGCGCTGGAACCGGGTGTGCCACAACCATTCTGGGTTCAGGCCGCTGCACTGGTTGCGCGTACTTCGGTGTTTATTTCCGCCGACGCCAGTCGGCCGACCCAAAGCGGCAGTCTGCCGGGTCTCGATCCTGCCCCGGCCAGTGAACGCTTCACCCTGACCGAGCGTCAGTCGTTGCTCAACTATGGCATCGCCACCGCGTACTACGAAGGCGGCTACGTGCGCATTCAGCGTTCGATCACCACTTACCAGAAGAACGCCTACGGACAGGCAGACAATTCCTATCTGGACAGCGAAACCATGCACCAATCGGCGTTTATCGTGCGTCGTCTGCAAAGCGTGATCACCAGCAAATACGGTCGGCACAAACTGGCCTCCGATGGCACCCGTTTCGGTGCCGGTCAGCCGATCGTCACCCCGAGCACCCTGCGCGGTGAGTTGATTGCCCAGTACGCCAAGCTCGAACTGGAAGGCCACGTGGAAAACGCCGAGCTGTTCGCCGAACACTTGATCGTCGAGCGCGACGTCCAGGACCCGAGCCGGGTCAATGTGCTGTTCCCACCGGACTACATCAACGGTCTGCGGGTATTCGCGCTACTCAACCAATTCCGTCTGCAGTACGACAACGCGGCCTGATCGGCGCAGTTGACTGTGCGACTCAGCCCACCACGTGTGGGCTTTTTTTTGAAGGGAGAAACACCATGGGGCAACTGATCGCGGGCACCTGCTACGTCAAAGTGGACGGGGCTCAATTGACTATCAATGGCGGATGCGAAGCACCGCTGATGGCCGTAAAACGGGAAACCGTCGTGCCGGGTTTTTACAAGGAAACCGACATCGCACCGTCGTTGAAAGTCACGGCGCTGCACACCGCGGACTTTCCGCTCAAGCAGTTGGTTGCAGGTACCGACATGACCGTTACCTGCGAATTCAGCAACGGCAAAGTCTACGTGCTGGCGGGCGCCTACCTGGTGGAAGAGCCGGCATCGAAGGGTGACGACGCGACCATCGAATTGAAATTCGAAGGCATCAAGGGGACCTGGCAATGACCGACGCCGTGAAGCTTCAAGTGGCCATCGAGGCTCACGGCGAGCCTTTGACCGAACTGAACTTGCGCCGCCCGACGGTGCAGGAAGTCCGGGCGATCAAGGCGCTGCCGTACAAAATCGACAAAAGCGAAGAAGTCAGCCTGGACATGGACGTCGCGGCCAAATACATCGCGGTCTGCGCAGGTATCCCTCCTTCATCGGTCAACCAGCTGGATCTGGCCGACCTCAACGCGCTGAGTTGGGCCGTCGCGAGTTTTTTCATGAGTGCGGCGTCGGCGCCATCACCGACCTGATCGCAGTCGCCTATGACCTGGCCTGGTTCTGGAAGGTTGACCCCGAACAGATGATGGCCAGGCCACTGGATGTACTCCGCGAATCGCTGGAGCACGCGCAACGGATCAATGCTATGCAACAGGTGCAGTGATGGCAGACATGGAAAAGGACGATAAAAAAACGCTCAGGCTGACGGGTATCGATGAACTGACCCCAAAACTCGCCGGCCTTCGAGCGAAGGTCGAGGGCTTCAGAACCCGTCTCGAACAGACAGGGCTGGGCAAGCTGTCTATCAGCGGTCTGTTCCAGGGCGGCAGCGTAATCACGCCGTTCGTGGAAGGCATCAAGGCGTCCGATGCGTTCAAGGGCCAATTGACCGAAGTCAATGAAGCCGCTAGAGGTCTCGATGTGCCGAGCGTTCCGACCCGCGCCGCACACATCATGAATGTGTTCAGTCGGTCGATGGAGCAGGTGTCGGCTGCCGCTAACACAGCGTTACAACCCGCCGTCGCAACCGTCACGGCAGGGCTTCAGCCGCTGCTCAATGGCGTGGGCAGCCTGCTCGATGACAACCCGAAGCTGGTCGAGGCACTGGCGGCCAGTGCCATTGCGTTTTCGGCGATGCAAACGGCCGTGACCGGCGCGACCCAAGTGTTCGATCTGATGAGCGGGGTGCTCAAGACCCATCCCATCGTGTTGATTGCCACAGGCATCGCCTTGGCAGCCGGTTTGATTGTGGCCAACTGGCAGCCCATATCGACGTTCTTTGCCGGGCTCTGGCAAAAGATTTCACCGATCGTGATGCCCATGGTCGAATTCTTCAGGACGATGTTTGCGTTCTCGCCGCTTGGACAAATCATCAGCCATTGGGGCCCGATAACCGCTGTGTTCGCGGCGATCTGGGGCGTCATCACAGCGGCGGCCACGCCAGTCATCGGTTTTTTTCAGACGCTTTTCTCCTGGTCTCCTCTGGGTTTGATCACCCGCAACTGGACACCGTTGACTGGTTTGTTTTCAGCAATATGGGACTTGCTCAGGGCGCTGTCGGTGCCGGTCAAGGACGTTCTGCACAGCCTGTTCGATTGGTCGCCGCGGGAGATGATCATCGCCGGCTGGGGCGGGGTCGCCGAACTGTTCTCCGGCATATGGGACAACATCAAGATTCCGGCATTGGTGATGTACGGCACGCTGCGCAGCCTGTTTGACTGGTTTCCGTTGGATGAGATCAAAAAACGCTGGGAGCCGATCACCGAATGGTTCAGCCAATGGTGGGACAAGCTGCAAGGCATTGTCGCGCCGATCAAGGAATTCTTTGCCGGTGGTTTCGGCAGTCTTGTCGCTAGCGTGACCGGCAAGGTCGAGGGCCTGACCGAGGCTCAAGAGAAAACCAATGCCGAAGGCAAAGGCACGTTCTCGCCAGTGTTTTTTGGCGCCGATACCGAGCTATCACCAAGCCAATCAGTGATGCCCGGCAATCTGCCGTACAAACCCTCGATGCAGCCTGGCTCCCTGACACAAAACTCCAGCGTGCTGATCCAGCAAAGCGCCGCGAACAGTCGCACACAACTCGAAGGCGGCCTGACCGTGCGCTTCGAAAATGCGCCAGCCGGCATGCGCACCGATCAGCCGCAAACCAATCAACCGGCGCTGGCGCTCAATTCGCGTATCGGCTACCGAACACTGTCCCTTGGAGGTTCCAATGAGCTGGCGTGACCGATTAATGCCGGCGTCATTTCGAGGCGTAGGGTTCTGGGTTGATCAGGCGAAAACCCCGGTCGGGAAGAAGGGGCAGTTGCACGAGTATCCACAGCGTGATTTGCCATACTTCGAAGGGCTCGGCCAGCAGTCGAAGATTCACGACCTGACAGCATTCATCGTCGGTCCCGATTGCCTCGAGCAACGAGACACGCTGCTCAAGGCGCTGGAACAGGGCAGTGGCGAACTGCTCCATCCGTGGCTGGGGCGACTTCAGGTGAAGGTCGGCGAATGTGACATGACCCACACGCGCCAGGACGGCGGTCTGGTCACGTTTACCCTGAGGTTTTACCCCGATCAACCGGTGCCGTTTCCGACGGCTGCGATCAGCACACAGAAGTTGTTGCTGGTGTCGGCCGACAGCCTGTTGGGTTCTGCGGTGAAACGCTTCGAAGACGCAATGACCTTGATCAAGGCTGCACGAATCGGCATTACCAACCTGCGCAACAGCATCAAGGACGCTTATGAGGTGATTCAGCAGCACCTTCAGCCGTTGATCGATGAATACAGGCAGATCAGCGATCTGGTCAAAGCCGTCAAGGAGTTGCCCAAGGATGTGGCAGCCGAGTTCAACGGATTGATCGGCGACATCAATGAACTGAAGGACTTCGCCCGCGAAGGTTATCGTGGCGTGATTGCCAATGTCTCCCAACAGGTTGAAGCCATCAAGAAGGCCGATGCGCCGAAGCTCACCACCGGCAAGGACACCACCGCGGCGGCTCAGGCACTGACTAATCTGGTGCAAGACACCTTGCTTGTACAAGTCGCCCAATGGGTCGCGTCGATGCCGGTCTCCACGAAGGCTGTGAAGCGGGCGTCCAACCCATCGGTCGGGCAACAGGCCGAGCAACCGACTACGCGCCAGGACGTTCCGGTGACCGACGATTTAGAGGCCTTGCGTGCTGCCCTTGATGAAGCGTTCAAACTGCCCGAGGACAAGGCTGATCCCGGGCACTATCTGGCGCTCAGCAATTTGCGCCAGGCCTTGCAGGCGCATTTGAAGGCGGTCGCAACGTCCGGCGTAAAGCTGGTCAGCAAGTCTTTCAAGCAAAGCCTTCCGGGACTGGTCGTGATCTATGAGCAAAGTGGCGACGCCACTCGCGTCGCTGAAGTGCTACAGCGCAATGGCGTTATTCATCCGGGTTTCCTCCCGTTGGACGACGTGAAGGTATTGGGGGAGTAAGCCATGGATGAACTCGACAACAGCGTGTTGCTGACCGTTGATGGTCTGGAATACGGCGGCTGGAAAAGCGTTGAAATCACCGCGGACCTGGAGCGTCAGTTCCGCACCTTCAAGCTCGACATCACGTGGCAATGGCCAGGGCAAACCGTCGACCGGCCGATCCGTCCGGGTGCGCCGTGTGAAGTGCGCATCGGCCGCGATCTGGTGCTCAGCGGGTACGTCTTCAAGGCGCCAGTGAACTATGACGGGCGACAGATTCGCCTGAGTATCGAAGGCAGCTCAAAGACTCAGGACCTGGTGGACTGCGCGGCGATCAACAAACCCAACCAATGGCACCGGCAACCGTTGCTCAGCATCGTTGAAGCACTGGCCTCGTCTTATGGGGGGAAAGTAGTCAGCGAAATACCGCACACCCAGCGACTGGGCAGCCACACCATCGTGCCGGGGGAAACAGTCTTTCAGTCGATCGATCGTTTGCTCACGCTGTTTCGTGTTTTTTCCACCGATGACGCCGAAGGCCGGGTTGTACTGGCCCGCCCGGGCAGTGGTGGGCGAGCCAGCGATGTGCTGGAACTGGGCAAGAATATTCTTTCGGCCAACGCGGCGATGGACTATAGCCAGGTGTTTTCCGAGTACCGTGTGATTGGCCAGCACAAAGGCAACGACCAGAAGAGTGGGGCGGCGGTCAGCGAGGTCGAAGCCATTTCCACTGATCTGGGATTCAAGCGCAAGCGGGTCACGGTGATTAGCGAGAGCGCTCAATTGACGTTCGAACTGGCCCAGCAACGAGCCGACTGGGAAAGCGCCATTCGCGTCGGCAAGGCCTTGACCACTACCTATCGGGTGCAAGGCTGGCGGCAATCCAATGGTGATTTGTGGCGCCATAACACGTTGGTGCGAGTGATCGATCCGGTGCTGGGATTCGATGGGGAAATGCTCATTTCCAAGGTGACGTATTCGCTCTCGGAGCAGGGCTCGATCACCACGCTGCAAGTTGCACCCCCCCACACGTTTGACGCCAATCCGGTACCGCCCAAGAAAACCTGAACCCGTCGCAATGCTGTGAACGACGCCGATCCAATGTGGAGCGAGCCTGCTCGCGATTACAGTCTGGCATTCACCTTTGATCTGGACTGACAGATAGCTATCGCGAGCAAGTCCGCTCGCACCTGAGTCCGCGTTCATTCTGATCCAGGAAGGAAAACCAATGAGCCTACTGACACGCCTTCTGGCGCGCGGCACTGTCGTGCTCGCCAACTCGGCCACCAAGCTGCAATCGCTACAAATGCGCCTCACTGCCGGCGAAGTGAACGACGACATGGAGCACTTCGAACCTTACGGCTTCACCAGTCATCCACTGGCCGGCGCCGAAGGCATCGCCGCATTTCTGGGCGGTGACCGCTCACACGCCATCGTCCTGGTGGTCGCCGACCGCCGCTACCGCCTCAAGGCCCTGGCCCCCGGCGAAGTGGCGATCTACACCGACGAAGGCGACAAGATTCACTTCAGGCGCGGACGGATCATCGACATCGAAACCGCCACCTTGAACATCCGCGCCAGCACGGCCGTGAACATCGACACGCCAAGCCTGAACCAGACCGGGAAGATCGTCTCTGAGGGCGACCAGATTGCCGGCGGCATCAGCCAGATCAAACACGTGCACACCGGTGTTCAACCGGGCAACGGCCAGACCGGCATGCCGGCAGGAGGCCAGTGATGTTTATCACCCTGAATCTCCATGCGGCACTGACCCGTTCGGTACTGATCAGCCTGTTCACCTGGCGCCGCGCCGCCGATGACGATGCGCTCGATGACGACGCACGTTTCGGCTGGTGGGGCGACACGTTTCCCACGGTCGCCGACGACCGTATCGGTTCGAGGCTGTGGCTGTTACGGCGAGTCAAACTGACCCGACAGACCCAGATGGATGCCGAGTTCTATGCCCGCGAAGCCTTGCAATGGCTGATTGACGACGGCCATTGCAGCGCCATCGACATCATCAGCGAGCGCTTTGACGCCCAGCGCCTGAACTTGCGCACAAGCCTGACCCTGGCCGACGGCGAGCGTCTGGACATCAACCCTGATAACAGTTGGCAGGTGATCTATGCCGTTTGAAACCCCTTCGCTGCCGGTGCTGATCAAGCGCGCCCAAAGCGACCTGGCCAGCGATTCGCTGCGCCAGTCCGATGCACAAGTGCTGGCCCGAACCCTCAGTGGTGCCGCTTATGGTCTGTATGGTTATCTGGACTGGATCTGCGCGCAGATCCTCCCGGACAAGGCCGATGAATCCACCCTGGAACGGATCGCCGCACTTCGTCTCAATCAGCCACGCAAAGCCGCACAATCGGCCAGCGGTAGCGTCAGCTTTACCGCCAGCGCGGGCGCAGTGCTCGACGTCGACACACTGTTGCAGTCGAGCGACGGTCGCAGCTACAAAATCACCGCCGCCCGCACCACCGGCAACGGTCTCAACAGCACCACCATCGCCGCGCTCGACGCCGGAAGCCTGGGTAACGCCGAAGCCGGAATGACGCTGTTTGCGGTGCAGCCGATTCAGGGCATCGTCGGCAATAGCTTTGTGGTGCTGGCGCCGGGACTGATCGGCGGGGTCGCTCGGGAAAGTATTGAGTCCCTGCGATCGAGGGTGATTCGTTCCTACCGCATCATTCCACAGGGCGGTTCGGCGCAAGACTATGAAACCTGGGCGCTGGAATGCCCGGGCATCACTCGCGCCTGGTGTCTTGGCAATTACCTGGGGCCTGGGACTGTCGGATTATTCGTGATGCGTGACGACGATCCACAACCGGTCCCCGACGCCGCGCAATTGGCGGAAGTTCAAGCCTACATAGAACCCTTGCGCCCGGTCACTGCCGAGTTACACGTCCTGCCTCCGGTGCCGTTGTCGGTGACCTACAGCCTTCGTCTTACCCCGGACTCTAACGCTGTGCGCGCAGCTGTCGAAGCTCAACTGCGTGATCTGCACAGTCGAGAGGCGGGATTGGGGGACACCCTGCTGATAAGCCACATCCGCGAAGCCATTAGCAGCGCCACCGGTGAAAGCGACCACAAGCTCACGTCGCCAACCGCCGATGTGGTGGCGGCAACTAATCAGTTGCTGACCTTTGGAGGTTGCGTATGGCAGTGATAAGAGCCGCCGCGCAATACCAGGCCCAACTGCGCAGCCTGCTGCCCAGCGGACCGGCGTGGGACCCCGAGCGGGTCCCGGAACTCGACGATGTCCTCGCAGGTGTTGCCCAGGAGTTGGCACGCCTCGACGCTCGCGCCACTGACCTGCTCAATGAAATGGACCCGACCACCGTCAGCGAATTGGTGCCGGATTGGGAATCTGTCATGGGGTTGCCCGACGCATGCCTTGGCCCAAACCCCGCCTTTGAAGATCGGCGCCTGGCCGTTCGCCGACGATTGGTCGAAACAGGGGGACAGAGCCTGGCCTATTTCATCGAGATCGCCGTCAGCCAGGGTTACCCGAACGCTTCGATCACAGAACACCAAGCGCCCCGTATGGGGCGTTCTCGTTTTGGCTCGGCGCACTTTGGAACCTGGCGTGCCCAGTTCATGTGGACACTCAACACCGGGGGCCGGCAACGGCAAGGCCGGCGCTTTGGTGTCAGCTACTGGGGGGAACGCTTTGGCACCAACCCGGGCAATTCAATCGAATGTGTTATCCGCCGGTCGGCACCGGCGCACACCGTTGTTCACATCAATTATGACTGAGGGGTAAAAACGTGGATTTTCCGATTAGTGTGCCCAGCATTGGGTTAGTAGATGGCAAGTTTGTTGATGAGAATCCTTATTCGGGAATGCCCGGCTCGTTGATTCCAGCGGCATGGGGCAACTCGATTACGACCGAGGTGCTGAACGTTATCGAGGCGGCAGGACTGGCTCCGAGTGAAGTCGATCTGACCCAGTTGCAGCAAGCGATTCGTCTGATTGTCCAGGCGGACTCTGGCAAGTTTGGGACGGACACCGGAGCGGCGAACGTTTACACAGTGGCCTATACGCCGGCCATTCCAGCCTTGGTCAATGGCGTGCCATTGCGCTTCAAGGCCAAGACTGCAAACACCGGCGCCAGTACGTTTAGCCAGAATGGTGGGCCAGCCAAGGCGTTGGTCGGGTTGGGGCTTGGTGCTCTGCAGGGCGGCGAGATCGTTGTGGACGGGCTCTGTACTGTTGTCTATTCCGCAATGCTGGATAAATTCATCCTGCTCGAATGCACGGGTGGCGCACTGGCAATCGCTCCGGCGAGCAAAAGCCATCACGCCATGCAGTTGGGGCAGGCGACGGGGCGACTGGTGCGTTCAACGCTGTATCGAGATAGCGCAGGAACCTTGCAAGCGTCTATTGATGGCGGTGCATTCGCCAATATCAGTGCCACTTTCGTGCCGCACCCTGATGCAGTGTTCGGGGAAGGTGAGGTATTGGGTGGTGGCGCGGCGGGGGCGAATGCTGCGTCTACTGCGACGGGACAAGTGGCCGCCGGGCCCGGCGGTGGTGCTGGGGGCTGGGCCTATATTCGCCGACCCATCTCAGCGTTTGCCGGACAAACAATTACGGTCGGCAAGGGTGGACCCGCAAGCACAAATGGGGCTGGCGGCACCAGCGCTATTGGCAGCTTGATTTCAGCGACGGGCGGATTCGCGGTTACGCCGGCAATATCCGGAACCCCAAGTGGCATCCCATTCGGCATTTCTTCAGGCGGAAGAGGTAGCGGCGGGGATCTCAACGCCGAGGGTGGGGCGGGGGCTTCGGGCGTTTATTCCCCCACCCCACAGAGTGGCACGGGTGGTACTTCACGGTACGGGGGAGGTCCAAGCGGTAACGGAGGGGCTCAGAATACGGGTACCCCTGGCGCGGATGCCTTCAGTCCAGGGACCGGTGGTGCAGGTGCGGCTAATGGTTCGGCAGTTCCAGCAGCTCGGGCAGGCGGCAAAGGCGCTGATGGGCTTACATTGATCAGGGAGTGGGCATGATGAAAACATACGCACGTATTGATCGCGGGATCTTCATGGAACGGATCGATCCGAAACCTTACGATTCAGAAGCATGGGATTGGTTCGAGGGCGATCCCAGTCGGATCGGTACTGAGGAGCCAATTGAAGATCGCTACACTGCCGAGCTGGTCGCGACGATGGTCGAAATCACTGGCCTCAATCCGCTACCACTGCCGGGTTGGACTTATGCGAACGGTATCTTTGCCCCACCAGTGCCGTACATGCCCACCCCCGCTGAGACTCTGGAGCGGAACACGCGTATGCGGGATGGGCTGATGACCCAGGCAGGGTTAGCCATCGCACCCTTGCAGGATGCGATCGATCTTGGCGATGCGACGTCAGCCGAGACACTGCTGCTCACAAAGTGGAAGCAATACCGCATCGCAGTGAATCGGATCAACTTGACGCTGATCGATCCGGCGTGGCCGTCGCACCCCACAGTCGCTTGAATCGATTGCCCGAGGGTGTTGATCGACTCGACATCCTCTTTCCTGGTCGATAGCACAAAGAACTTTTTCATTCGTTACGCTCGCTTTTTTCCGTCGAGTGAGTAAGTCGAGGACATCATATGCTGCTTACAGAAGGGCAACTGCTCAACATCATGCCCAACGCCCGCTCCCAAGCGGGCGTTTTCATTTCTGCCCTCAACACGGCGATGGCGCGCCACAGCATCGACACTGCGAAGCGCATTGTTGCGTTTCTTGCACAAGTCGGCCACGAATCCGGGCAGCTGCAGTATGTGCGTGAATTGGGCAGTGACGATTACCTGAGCAAGTACGACACCGGGACTCTGGCCGTCCGCTTGGGCAACACTTCGCAGCCCGATGGTGACGGTCAAAAATATCGCGGCCGTGGCCTGATCCAGATCACCGGTCGCAGTAACTATCGTCAATGCAGTCTGGGGCTGTTTAACGATGAACGCTTGTTGCAACATCCTGAACTGCTGGAGCAACCGCAATGGGCCGCCGCCTCGGCCGCCTGGTTCTGGGCACAGAACGGCCTCAACGAACTGGCCGATCGCGACCAGTTCAACAGCATCACCCGCCGAATCAATGGCGGTTTGAATGGGCTGCAAGACCGATTGCAACTCTGGGCGCGGGCGAGGGCGGTGTTATGCCAGCCTTCGGTTTGATGCCCGCGTCTTGGCGCGTCGTGGGTGTTGTTGTGTTACTGGCGGTGTTGGCCGGTGGCTCGGCGGCACTGGCCTGGCGATTTCAGGATTGGCGTTATGGGCGGCTACTGGCGCAACAGGCTAGTGTGCATGCCGAGACGCTGAACCGACTGGCCTTGGCAGCCGCAACGCAACAGCAGGCTGAGCAGGACCAACGCCTGGCGCTTGAGCAGCAGCTTAGCGCCAGTGAACAAACCCATTACCGAGCACTCAGCGATGCCCAACGTGATCAAGATCGCCTGCGCGATCGTCTTGCCACTGCTGATGTGCGCCTGTCAGTCCTCCTCGAGGCCGGCGAAGGTGCAGTGTCAGCCACCGCCGACACCGGCGGCGTGGATCATGGACCCGTACGCGCCCGACTTGACCCGGCGCATGCTCAACGAATTATCGCCATCACCGACGCCGGCGACCGCGGACTGATTGCCTTGCAGGCCTGTCAGGCCTACGTCAGAGCGCTCGCTCGCTAACATTTTGATCGATCCTGCGCCTTGCAAGCGCCCTACGCTCGTGTACGGTAGTCCCATTCCGCTCGCTCAGGAGATGACCGTGAAAGAAATCACCCAACTGGCCGCTGAACTTGGCAGGCGCTTGCAGGTTCTCAATGCGCATGTCACCGCTGCAGAATCTTGTACCGGCGGCGGGATCAGCGAGGCGATCACCCGCATTCCGGGCAGTTCGGCGTGGTTCGAGGCCGGTTATGTCACTTACTCCAATCGTCAGAAAACCGAGCAATTGAATGTCCCTGCGGAGTTGTTTCCTGCGGTGGGGGCGGTCAGTCGCGAGGTGGTCGAGGCCATGGTCCGTGGTGCCCAGGAAAAAAGCCGGGCACGGTTTGCCGTGGCGGTCAGCGGTGTGGCCGGGCCGGATGGCGGTTCGCCGAGCAAGCCGGTGGGCACGGTTTGGCTGGCCTGGGGCGTTGGCGAGCAGGTGTTCAGCGAGGTTCAGTACTTCCCCGGTAACCGCGACGAGGTCCGCCGACAAACGGTGAAGGCCGCGCTAGAGGGGCTGCTGCGGCATGCTGCTGGAGAAATCTCAAATCAGGGGTAGGCGATCCTGAAACGCTGTGGAATAATACTGGCTACTTATACAGGTGTTGGCC